GCACCAGCAATCCAAATACCAAACCGATCCTCACCCACATTCACGTCAGCACCCACAGTCCCACTATGGTCATAATGCTCCCGCGCCAAATGAAGATTCTGATTCAACGGAGCATGCATCGCCCGCATAAAAACCTTACCCGTCGGAACCGTCACACCCTCATCAGTCAACGTTGCACCCAACAAGAACTCGTCATAATGACACGCCGAATGCGGCGGAAGAAGCAACTGGCTACCACGAGCACCCTTATGATTTGTACCCCACAACGCGATATGCCCATACACCTGACCATCCGCCGTGAGAGTGAACGGACACGGCTCAGTAAACTCAGGATTCTTGAACCAAACGAGAGGCGGGTAATCCAAATCCACGGCAGCGCTCGCGGTAACAGCCTCCAGGGCTTCCACGATCTGAATCTTCGCATCCTTAAACGCCGGGATCGCGACACCTGTCACCGCGCGCAGCTGGGTATCCGTGAACACTGTCAACTCCAGGTCAGGATCAGACTTGTAGATGATCACGTCACCGTTCTCGGCACGCTCCGGCTCCCACTCGCCGCCCTCGTCCATAGCCGCGTTCATAGCGTCCCATTCGGCCTTCTGCCGGTCCCACTCATCCTTCGCGACCCGGACCTCCACGTGTGCTTCGTCAAGATCCATCGAGACACCATTCTCGATTCCCTCTTTCACACGCCGGTAATATTCGCGGCCTTCCTCTGAGCCAAGATCAATCGTGCCCTCACCCCAAATAACGCCGCCGTCACGGATCTCTACATGGAGGACTGTCCCGACAACGACCGCGCCATCATGGCCACCGTTATCTTCCTTTGACCAGCGGAACGGGACCGGAAGAGTATCGAGACGCAGGGCGCCCTTCTCGATGATACGGCTATCACCGGTAGTTTTCTCCTCGAACCCGATCACGCCAGCCCAGTACGCATACTTGCCGTCTGGTTCGGTCAGGTCCTCGAACTGGGTCACCCTCACACCGCGCATCATAACTCCGATCTAATCCTCGTACTCATCGTACAGTGAAGATCCTGCGGGCATAAGCCAACACCGGCAATTAATCCATTCGCCAATCGGTGCCGACCTGTCCCCCGGACACACCATCAACGCCCCACCCACCATAAAACGCCCATTCACCGGCACAGTCTGCCCATGAACCTCCGCATGACTCGGACGAGTACGCTCATCCATCACACCAAACCACGCCTTATGCGACCATCCCTCACGCACAAGCTCAGTCACCACCTGCTGATTCATATTCGCATTCGCAGCCGACCGCGCCAAACCACGCACCGTCGCCCGATACTTCTCCACCGAGGAATCTTTACGCTTCGGAACCAACAACGATGAGAGTTCACGCTTCGTCCGCCACTCCGACCATCCCTCAGCAACCGAACTCTTCAACACCGTAGCGACGTCGTCATACACCTGCACCGGCAACATTGACTCCTCGAGCAGGGACACAATATCCGGGACCATAATATCGGCCCGCCGGGCCGTCATCTCCCGAATCGTCGCATACCACTGGTTCCGTACCGTCGTCCACGCAAACGGATCCTTCACGACACCAAAACTACTAGCCGACGCCACAATCACTGGGGCCGCGAGCGCATCCACCGCGGCCCGCCGGATATGGTTAAGAAACCCGAGGAGGGCCTTATCGAAAAAATCCTCATAGACAGCCTCAAACCGTTCCAACTGTGCTAGCCCATCATCAGGACTCCGCGGCACATGCGCCCGTAGTTCACTCATGGTGCCTCCATCTCCTCCGGAGCCGGCTCATCGTACGTATCTGGCAACCCGCCCCCAGCAGACCCTTCATCGACTGGTTCTTCTTCCACGACGTCCTCTACCACGGTCTCTTTCACCGGTGGCTCATACGGCGTCCCATCAATCAACGCCTCCAACTGCCGATACAAATCAATCATGCCGCCACCCACCGCCAACGACGGAGCACGAGTCACCATATCCACCACCAGTTGAACCTTCGGATCAAGAGCATCCATCTCCTCCGGAGCATCCGACTCATCAAACCCGGCCGCGGCCCGCAACGTCTCTTTCGACACTGCACCCACCTTGAACAGCTCAAGAGCATCCTTGAAAGTGTTGACCTGCTCCGCCAGCTTCGACACATCAAACCAGACAACCATGCGCCTGATCTGCTCGGGAGGATACCCCAACATCTCCATCACCGGATGAAGGAACTCAGTTGTCAACGCGTCACAAATCAACTGCAACCCAGGCACAATATGAGAATCAATCGTGTCCTGCTTCACCAGCCAACTATTCCAATGCGTTGAGGAACCCATACCAAACAGGACCTCAGGCGGGGCATCCAAAGAATGAGCAAGACGCTGCAACGACTCATCCCGGAGCGTCTTCGCACCCTTATCAAGATCCGCAGCCATCGACACATGCCGGATCTTATCCACCAGCTCATCAGGGACAGTCACCACCAACGGCACCACCGACGCGGCCGACGAACGATCCTTAATCGCCTCCGTCATCGCATCAATCAACACATCCGTGAAAAGATCCTCATCAACCCTGCGGGCAGGCTCCCCCGTATCCGGATCAAACATGTCCCCCGCTTGGGCCTGCTCCCTCAACTTCTCTTGCACCGAAGACGGGATAATCAACAAGCCCGCGCCAGCAAGACGAGAATCAATAATCGCGGACACCATCTTCGTCAACTCGATCAACTCACGAAGAATCGGCAACGCAGGCTTCACCAACGACCTGGCACGGCGAGAATACTGTGGGTCCGGCTGCCATACCCGGACAGTAATAATATCCTCCTGCGACCCGGTGATCTTCCCTTCAGTAGTCTCTACCGTCACCGTTCCCGTGATGTCATTAAACTTGACCTCATCCTTCGACAAGGCATGCCACCTGATATCCGTCAAAACAGTATCCCCGGCACTATCAGGGACCCCAACGAAAAAGAACTCGCCCGGGATCGTCAAATTGATAAACGCTTTCCCGATCATCTGCGAGAACCATAATGGGCCACCAAGAGAGGACAACACCTCCTGCAACATCGGGTCCTCAACAGGTGTCGGATCCTGATTATGCCCGTCCTGTAACTCGCCGACAAAAAAACCGGCACGTTGAGCACGCTTCGACACAGTGTCCGTCAAAAACCCTAGTTCGCCCACAAGATTGTAGGCATCCCACGCGTCTTTTTGCCACGCATCCTCACCCTGGGCCGTCACCGTTGACGTCTTCACCCCGGTCTTTGTCCGCGACTGGATACGGGCCGCTGACGACGTGACCGCTTGCGGCTGCTGCACCACCGTGCGCGTGATAGTCGTCCCAGCGATCACATCCTCCGGGAAAAACACTGACTCCCCTAGAGTGAAATCAATCAACGACTTCGACAACAAACTAGCCATAGTAGCCACCAACCCTTCAACCCAATAGTAGCTACTATGCCCAGTGTGTGGAGCTATTCGCTATCCAACCTAGCCCACACATGCCCCACAACATACGACACACCCAGACCAGTCAACACCCACCGCACCAAACGCCCCGCTAGCCCAGCCTGGCGAGACACCGCCACAGCCGCGAGCGCACCCAAACCCGCCCACATCGACACACAATGACCACAATCAACCACCATCGACAAGCGCCGCTGCCAGGACTGAGGCTCCCACCCCTCCGGGTCCTCCATCACCTCACGCACACCATCCGGGTCCAAATGCGCCTCCAACCATTCACGTTCATGCACCCCACCCCAGTCACGAACCCGTCTGGCAATCAACCATTCACCAAGCTTATCCACCGTGACAAACCTAGTGATCCGCGCCGTCGCAACACTAGCCAACAATAAATCCCGTGCTCTCATACCCGCCACCATAACAAAAACCGCCACCAGTTGGGGAGAGATGCATCCCCAACCAGTGACGGTCAGCCTGTGGAATCCAAGCACCACCAGTATAGCAGGTACCCGGGCCACGACACTCATGTTTAGCAACTACAAGTACAACCAGAATAACACACCCTGCAACACCGTAGGGTGTCGCTAACCTCGGGTTGTTGCTATCAAGCCAAAAAGTGCGGATGCCCCACGGGCGGGACACTCCACCCCGAAACAAGGGTGTCGCTAACCCAGAAAACAAAAAGATGACCCGGGTATGGTGTGCGATAATCAAGCACCTCGCACCATACCCGGGCCGTCACTCTATTAAGCGTTCTCATCCT